GGAACTTCAGGTTCAACAGGTACTTCAGGTACAATCGGTGCTAGCGGTGCTTCACAAACAAGCGGTAGTTCAGGAACTTCAGGTTCTACTGGAACAAGCGGAACTTCAGGTGCTGCTGGACAATCAGGATTATCTCAAACTAGTGGTTCAAGTGCATCTTCAGGTACAATGGGTACCTCAGGTGTAGCAGGAACAAGCGGTATATCTAGAACCTCAGGTTCAAGTGGTACTAGTGGTACTAATGGACAATCAGGTATAGATGGAACTTCAGGAATTAGTAGAACTTCGGGATCTTCAGGTACATCAGGTACAAATGGTGTTAATGGAGTTGCTGGTACTTCAGGAGTTAGTGCAACATCTGGTTCAACAGGTACATCAGGCACAAATGGTGCTAATGGAGTTGCAGGTACTTCGGGTGTTAGTGCAACATCAGGAAGCACAGGTACTTCAGGTACTAACGGACAATCAGGTGTAGCAGGAACTTCAGGTTCATCTCAAACAAGTGGTAGTACAGGTACATCAGGTACTTCTGGCCAATCAGGCGCTTCTCAAACATCAGGTTCAAGCGCAACTTCTGGTAGCTCAGGTTCTTCAGGTACAAATGGTACCTCAGGTAATGCTGGAACTAGTGGTATAAGCAGAACAAGTGGTAGTTCAGCATCATCAGGTACTTCAGGTACAAGTGGTGTAGATGGAACAAGTGGTATATCTAGAACTAGTGGTAGTTCAGCAACCTCTGGTAGTTCAGGAACATCAGGTACTGTAGGTGCTAGTGGTGCATCTCAAACTAGTGGTTCATCAGGAACTAGTGGTTCAACTGGTACATCAGGTACAAGTGGCGCTGCAGGTCAATCAGGTTTAAGTGCAACTTCAGGTTCAAGTGCATCAAGTGGTACTATGGGTACAAGTGGTGTAAATGGAACCTCAGGTGCTAGTAGAACATCAGGTAGCTCAGGTACTTCTGGTACAAATGGTCAATCAGGTATTGATGGAACTAGTGGTATATCAAGAACTTCAGGTTCATCAGGAACCTCAGGTACAAATGGTCAAAGTGGTCTTTCAGGAACTTCAGGATCAAGTGCAACAAGTGGTTCATCTGGTACAAGTGGTACAGCTGGATTAAGTGGTGCATCTCAAACTAGTGGTTCTTCAGCAACAAGTGGCTCCTCAGGTACTTCAGGTACAAATGGTGCTGCTGGAGCAAGCGGTGCTAGTGCAGTAAGTGGTACTAGTGGTTCGTCAGGTACAAGTGGTACAAATGGTCAAAGTGGTGCTTCAGGAACCTCAGGTTCAAGCGCAACATCAGGAAGCACAGGTACTTCAGGTACAATTGGTGCTAGTGGTGCTTCACGAACAAGTGGTTCATCAGCAACATCCGGTTCAAGTGGTACTAGTGGTACTTCAGGTATAGCAGGTGCTGCTGGTTTAAGTGCTTTAAGTGCAACTTCAGGTTCTTCAGGAACAAGCGGTACTAATGGTGCTGCGGGTGCAAACGGGGCAAGTGCTGTTAGTGGAACTAGTGGTTCATCAGGAACTGCTGGTACTAGTGGTAATGCTGGAGCTAACGGAGCTAGTGCCGTTAGTGGTACATCAGGATCTTCAGGCACAAACGGTACAAGCGGTAATGCTGGAGCAAATGGTCAAAGTGCAGTAAGTGGTACTTCAGGTTCAAGCGGTACAGCAGGTACAAGCGGTAATGCTGGAGCAAATGGTCAAAGTGCAGTAAGTGGTACTTCAGGTTCATCAGGTACAAATGGTACAAGTGGTGCTGCTGGTCAATCAGGATTAAGTCAAACCTCAGGTTCAAGCGCATCAAGTGGTACTATGGGTACCTCAGGTGTAGCAGGAACAAGCGGTATATCAAGAACTAGCGGTAGTTCAGGTACTTCAGGTACTAATGGACAATCAGGTAATAATGGTACTTCTGGTTCTTCAGGAACAAGTGGTTCTAGTGGTGCTGCGGGCGCAAATGGTCAAAGTGCTGTAAGCGGAACTAGTGGTTCAACAGGTACATCAGGTACAAGCGGCAATGCAGGTGCAAATGGTATAAGTGCAGTAAGCGGAACTAGTGGTTCTAGTGGTACAGCAGGTACTAGTGGTGCTGCAGGCGCAAATGGTCAAAGCGCAGTAAGCGGTACTTCAGGTAGCACAGGAACATCAGGTACTAGCGGAAACGCAGGCGCAAATGGTCAAAGCGCAGTAAGCGGTACTTCAGGTAGCACAGGAACATCAGGTACTAATGGACAATCAGGTAATAATGGTACTTCAGGTATAAGCAGAACTTCAGGTAGTTCAGGTACAAGCGGTACAAATGGTGTTAATGGTAATGCAGGAGCAAGTGCTTTAAGTTCAACTTCAGGTTCTTCAGGAACAAGTGGTACAAATGGTGCTCCAGGAGTAGCAGGTGCAAGCGCATTAAGTAATACTTCAGGTAGCTCAGGTACTTCAGGTTCAAGTGGTGTAGCTGGTGTAGCAGGAGCAAGTGCTTTAAGTGCAACTTCAGGTTCAAGTGGAACTAGCGGTACATCAGGTAACCCAGGTGCAAACGGGCAAAGTGCAATAAGCGGAACTAGTGGTTCTAGTGGTACAGCTGGTTCATCTGGAGCAGCAGGTGCAAATGGTGTAAGTGCAATAAGCGGAACTAGTGGTTCAAGCGGTACAGCTGGTTCATCTGGAGCAGCAGGTGCAAACGGACAAAGTGCAATAAGCGGAACTTCAGGATCTACAGGTACAGCTGGTTCATCTGGAGCAGCAGGAGCTAGTGGTTTAAGCAGAACATCAGGTTCATCTGGAACTTCAGGTTCAAATGGTGCTGCTGGTAATGCAGGAGCAAGTGCTTTAAGTGCAACTTCAGGTTCATCAGGTACAAATGGTACATCTGGAAATGCAGGTGCAAATGGACAAAGTGCAGTAAGTGGAACAAGTGGTTCTACTGGAACAACAGGAACTTCAGGTGCCGCAGGTCAATCAGGTTTATCTCAAACCTCAGGTTCATCAGCATCTAGTGGTACTATGGGTACCTCAGGTGTAAATGGAACAAGTGGTAGAGGAGGTACATCTGGTTCTAGTGGTACTAGTGGTACTAATGGACAAAACGGTGCTAGCGGTACAAGTGGAAGAAATGGCACTTCAGGTTCTAGTGGTACAGCAGGTACAAGCGGTGTTTCGTTTAACGGTACATCAGGTATTAGTGGTGCTACATTTGGATTCCAACCTTTCTATGCAGTATATGCTTCTAGTTCTACATTAGTACAAAGCACTAATTTAATATACTTTGATATTCCTAATGGAAGAGTAGGTGTTAAAACAGCATCACCAAGTTATCCATTGCATGTATCAGGAGCAGTAAGTGGTATATCAATTTATGCAACAGATGATATTACAGCATTCTCCGATGAAAGAGTAAAAGGTGATGTTCAAAGAATTACAGGTTCACTTGATAGAATTGAACAAATTGATGGTGTAACTTATGTAAGAATTGATGGTGATAAAGACAATACTCATAGACATGCGGGTGTAATAGCACAACAAGTTGAAAAAGTATTACCAGAAGTAGTACACACTGATAATAAAACAGGAATGAAATCAGTAGCATATGGTAATATGAATGGATTATTAATTGAAGCTATTAAGGAATTAAATAACAAAATAAAAGAATTACAAGAACAAATAAACGAACTTAAAAAATAATAGTTATGGCAACAGTATCTTTTGGAGACATATATTCTAAAGCAAATGGTAGCACCCCAGGGTCAGCTACTAGTTTTGCTACTATGTCGTCTTTAAGTTATTTTGAAGGACCTAATGGTAATAATACTATAAGTTACAATGCTTGGGGAAGAAATGGTAATACTTCAGCGGGTAATAGAATATATAATTTAACTCCTGCTTCAAGTGATTTTAAGTTTGGAGCTTTTTCTTCAGGTTCTATATCACCTACAAATGTTAAAGATTATTTTTATGATAGTACAGAATATAAATGTAATTTAACAGTTTATAATAACTTACCAGCAGATGTTCCCTTCCCTCCACCAGGTGTGGAGTATAATGTTCAAGATGTTAATTTAACTTTAAGAGATAGTACTAGTACTTATTCTTATATAACACTAGGTAGTGGGGTAGTATTATCATTAGGAAATGGTGGTGGAACTTACGGACCTCTTGATGCTGCAACCCCAAATGTTTCTCCTTTAATTTTTAGAGCGTATTGGGAAATTGTAATAGCATCATCCCCAAACTTCCCAGGAGCTACAGCTGATTTATCTATTAATGGCTCAGCAAAATATACAGGTACAACAGTTAATGGAGGTGGAGTAACAACAACACTTAATTCAGCAGGTTCTAGTACACAAGATATGGCTACAGGTTATGGGGGTAATACAGCTGGATTTGATTTTGTTTTAACTATTTATTAATATGATTAATTGGATATCAACATATAGTTTTTTAGGTTATCAAGCAAGCGATGCTTTAGAATTAGAAATATTTAATAAAGCAAAAGAAGTTAAAACTTCATACAAAATAGGAAATCCTTTAGGACCATTTGCACCCATTCCTTATAATAAAAAATCATATCAATACCCATTATCATTTCTACAACAATATTTTCAAAGTAAAGTAGGAAATCCTCAATAGATTTGGTAATTTAATACTTTGTTATTATATTTATTGATAACACTGTTATGAAAAAATTGTTATTTGTTGCACCCCATTTATCAACAGGTGGTTTACCTCAATACTTAACCAAAAAAATAGAATTATTAAAAAATGATTTTGATGTCTATTTAGTAGAATGGGTAGACTGTACTGGTGGTATATTAGTGGTTCAAAGAGATAAAATACGCAACCTGTTAAATCCCAACAAATTCTTTACTCTATACGAAGATAAACATGAAATAGTTAATATTATTAACAGGGTTCAACCGGATATTGTTCATTTAGAGGAAATCCCTGAGTTTTTTATGGATTATGATGTTGCAAAACAAATTTATAATCCTGATAGAAAATATATCATAGTAGAAACATCACACGATTCATCTTATAATACAGAAAACAAACAATTTTTTCCTGATAAGTTTATGTTTGTATCTAATTGGCAGATACAACAATATAAAAATATTGATATTCCTGCTGTGTTAGTTGAATATCCTATTGAATATAAGGAACGCCCTGATAGAACTACAGCACTACAATCTTTAGGATTAGATCCTAATAAAAAACACGTACTGCATGTTGGTTTATTTACACCAAGAAAAAACCAAGCAGAATTTTTTGAATATGCTAGGTCATTACCTGAATATCAATTTCATTGTGTAGGTAATCAAGCAGAAAATTTCCAACATTACTGGAAACCTTTAATGGAAAATAAACCAAGTAATATAACTTGGTGGAATGAAAGACGTGATGTAGATAATTTTTATAAGGCAATGGATTTGTTTTTATTTACCTCTAGAGGAAATGAAAATGATAAAGAAACAATGCCTTTAGTAATTCGAGAAGCTATTTCATGGAATTTACCGGTATTAATTTACAACCTTCCAGTATATTTAAATTACTTTGATACGTTTAAAAATGTATCTTATATAGAATTTGATGATTTTAAAGGAAATTGTAGAATTATAGATTCAATTTTACAACAAAAATCTATAATTGATATTTCCGAAGAAGCATTTGTTGTATCAACATATCCTGTTTTAAGTAGTATTGTTGAAACTACAAAAGAATGTATTTTAGCATTAAAAGAAACTGGGCGAAAAATAATTTTAACATCTCATGTTCCTGTTCCAACAGAATTACAAGAGTTAGTTGATTACTGTGTTTATGACAAAAATAACATTTTAACTAAACATAGTTTTTATGATACTTATCGTGCTTATTTTGATAATTACGATGTACATATCAATTTAAGAGGTAATGATAATGACGTATATCATGGTCCTACAGTTTATACAAATTATTATAATGCAGCATCTTTAGCACAGCACATAGGTATTAAAAAATTATTTTATGTAAATTATGATTACATATTAAATGATGTTTCTTATATTGATTCAATATCCGAAATATTAAATAAAAAACCTGCTTATTGTTTAAAAAATGTAGCTAGTGAAGGTAATCAATTAATGACTTGGTTTTTAGCTATCAAACCCGAGTTTTTAACTAATAATTTACCTTTTATAGAAAACAGTAAACAATATGATGATTTACAATATAAATTTGGTTCTGAATCTAATAGTTTAGAAAACCTAATTTATGGTAAATTTAAAGATTTTAATAATATTCATTGGGTACATGAAGATGTAGCTAGAAATAAATTTGACCATAAAGACTATTCAAGAGTAGAATATTATACTGTTTTACCTACACAAAACGAAAATGAATTTGTAATTTATGTTAAAATATCTAACAGTTATGATAGTAAAAAAATTGAAATGTTTACTTATGATGAAGATGTTTTAGTTGATCAAGAATGGTTTGAAGTAGAAAATAAGATTGAATTTTATAGAATATTATCTTTAGATTTAAATAAAACATATAATATTATATTTAAAATATATGATAAAACATCAGGAAATTTAATAGAAGAAAGATTTGCATCTACACAAGATTTAAAAAATAACGGGTTATTTACAAGAAAATGAAAATTTGTCAAGTCCATCCAAATTGTGGAATCCAAATTCCACCACCATCTTGGGGAGCTATTGAAAAAATAGTATGGGAATTTAAATGTAATTTAGAAAAATTAGGACACGAAGTAGATATTAAATACGAAGAAGAAATCCATTCAGGCCAATATTGCCAATACGACATTGTAATGGTACATGTTGCTAATTTAGCAAATAGATTACATGCAAGAAATATTCCTTACATATTTCAATTCCATGACCATCACGCTTATTACTATGGTAAAGAATCTCAGGTATATAAAGAAAATTTACAAGCAATGGAAAATTCACTTGTATCTTTAGTTCCTGCTCGTTATTTAGTAAATTATTTTGATACAGATAAAGTAGAATATTTTTCTCACGGTGTTAATACCGATTTTTTTGTACCAAGAGAAACACCCTTAGAAGAACACAGATTATTATGTTTAGCTAATAATGGATTAGGAGGTTATGGTTCACACGATAGAAAAGGATTTGGATTAGCTATTGCTGCTGCTGCACAAAAAGGATTTCCTATAACAGTTGCTGGTCCTTGGAATAATAGGAATTTTTTTAATGAAAATCCTTGGACATTAGCTTATCCTAGATTAGATATTGTGTTTGAACCAAGTCAAGACGATTTAGTAAAATTATATCAAAATCATACCATATTTATGCATCCTAGTGAATTAGAAGCTGGTCATCCTAATTTAACAATATTAGAGGCCGCCGCTTGTGGTTTACCTATTAATGGTTGGATTGAATTGGAAACTGATTTTTTTGGTATGTGGAGAGCACCTCGTGATTTCTTTGAATTACTAAGAGGTATAGATGATATTGTTAGCAATTATGATTCTTATAGACAACGAGCTAGAGGACATGCTGAATCTTTATCTTGGTTTAATCGTTCAAAAGAGTTATTAAAAATATATGAAAGATATACTAATTAAAGAATACAACAACACAACAAAATTAGGTATTGAACCTAAAAAACCTAGTAATAATTTTTTCGTACATTTTGTACAATGTGCTTTTTTAGAAATTACTGGAAGTTATGATAAAGAATATTTGGTTAAATTTATTAACCAAGATAATGATGAATTAATTTGGCAAACTACTATTAATAATAATATGTGGACTAAGGTTCCTAAAGAGTATTTTGTTAATTATAAAATTCAAGCATTTGAAAAATCTACAGGCAACTTAGAATTTGAACACAAATATAATGCCGAAGGTAAAAGAGTATTTTTGTGTCTAGATTCAGGAGCTTTAGGTGATACATTAGCATGGTTTCCTTATATTGAGGAATTTAGAAAAAAACATAAATGTAAAGTAATATGTTCAACCCATCACAATGATTGGTTTGAAAGTAAATATCCTGAAATTGAATTCGTAAAACCAGGAACTAGAGTACATGATTTATATGCTATGTATTGTGTTGGTTGGTTTTATGACGAAAATAATAAGCGAGTTGAAAATAAACACCCTCGTGAATTTAAAGATATTCCCTTACAACAAACTTCCACAGATATTTTAGGATTACCTTTTACTGAAGTAAAACCTATTGTTAATTTTAAAGATAGAGGTAAACAAATAGAGGGTAAATACGTTGTAATTGCTCCTCATGCCTCGGCTCATGCCAAGTATTGGATGTATCCTAAAGGATGGCAAACAGTTATTGATTATTTAAACGAAAAAGGTTATAAAGTAGTTATGATTACACAAGAACCTTTAGGTGATAAGTGGCATGATTCTAAACTAGGTGGAACATTAAAAAATGTTATAGATAAAACAGGTGATTTTCCATTAGAAAACAGAATGGTTGATATTAAATATGCTGATGCTTTTATTGGTGTTGGTAGTGGAATGAGTTGGTTATCTTGGGCTTTAAATACCCCAACTATTTTAATTTCCGGATTTAGTGAACCATATACTGAATTCCAAGATTGTGAAAGAATATTCAATTCAGATCCTAATGTATGTAGAGGATGTTTTAATACCCATTGGTTAAATCCTGGTGATTGGGAATGGTGTCCTGAACATAAAGATACACCAAGACATTTTGAATGTACAAAAACTATAAAACCTGATCAAGTAATTGTGTCAATTAATAAATTCCTGAATATTTATTCATGATATGGCACAAACCCTTTCTAAAACAGGTATAACAACTAATAGTACAATTCAAGCATGGCATGTAACACAATCCGTTGATGCGTTAACAGGTACTGTTGCTTACGATATAACCATTTCTGGTTCATTAACATTAACTGGTTCTGTAAAATCTAAAGATGGATTTACAGGTAGTTTATTAGGTACAGCAGCTACAAGTAGTGTAGCACAATCTGTAAAAGTTACTAATAATGCTACTACTAACCAAAATTTTAGATTATTATTTGCTGCTGAAAGTGGTTTACCAAATCCTAATGCTGACGGATATGCTCAACCTCGTTTTGATTCAGGTTCCGATGGTTCGGGATTATATTATAATCCTTCAACTGATACTTTATATGCCTCTAAAATTTCAGGTTCAAATAATGGTTCAACTCCTGATTTTTATGGAACAGCATCTTATGCTAACTATGCTAATGTTGCTACTACAGCTACAACCGCAACCAACGTAACTTTTACTTATATAGGAATAAATGATGTAACATATTCCTCATCAGCTGGAGCTTATCCTATAAATTTAAATACTCCTTATAATGTATACGTTTCTCAATCACAAGGAACTTCTAATGAATTATCATTAGCTTTTGGTACAGGTAATAATGGTCAAATAGTAAATTTTACACCTGATTGGAAACAATCTGGTTATCTTTCTATTGCTGGAGGTGGTCAACCTACTATAAGTATAACTTCTTCTATAGGTGTTTCTATTTATACAACTAATAATAATGTAGTACTTCCTAATAGTAGTGCCCTTCTTAATACTTTAGGAATTAATACTCCTCGTAACTTAACATTCCAATATGTTAATACACCATCAGGAACTATTTTCCCAGCAGTAGGATGGTATTTAATAAACATTAACGAAAACTAATATTTTTAGTTTTTTTGGTATATTTATTATTGTAAAGGTTTCTGTTAAATAAGTTTTTCTAAATGAACTTTTGAACAATTTTAACATATTTATAAACAAATAAAATAAATTAGAAATGGCAGAAACACTTTTATCTCCAGGCGTACTAGCAAGAGAAAACGATTTAACAGTTACCTCCAATATACCTGCTGCAATTGGAGCAGCAATTATAGGTCCTACTGTAAAAGGTCAACCTTATATTCCAAAACGAATTACCAGTTATACTGAGTATTTAACTTTTTTTGGAGGTAGTTTTATTAGCGGGTCAAGTCAATATACTTTTCTTACATCTACCGCTGCTTACAATTATTTCCAAAATGGTGGAACCAGCTTATGGGTAACTAGAATTGCTTCAGGTGCTTTTGCCCCTGCTGTTACTTCTGGTTCAGCATCAACAATTGGAAGTTTCCTTAACCCAACCTCAGCTTCATTTACTTTACAAACTTTAAGTTGGGGCTCAAATCAAAACAGTACGGGTTCAGAAGGAGTTAGTGGTTCATTAGTAAATGGTACTAAAGATAATATTCGTTGGCAAATTGTTAACGCTAATACCGCTTCAGGTACTTTTACTTTATTAATTAGACAAGGTAACGATACAGCACCTGTTCCTACAGTATTAGAAACTTGGCCCAACTTATCATTAGACCCTACTCAAGCTAACTACATTGAAAAAGTAATTGGTAACCAAACATTTTCTACTTCTTCAGATAATTTATACATTAATACTAATGGAAACTATCCTAACAGAAGTAATTATGTAACCGTAGCTTCCGTAGCACAGAAAACTCCAAACTACTTTAATAACGTAGGTACTGTTGCTTCTAATGCTTACACAGCTTCTATCCCTTTAAATATTAGTGGTACTTTTGGTTCAGCATTAGGTGAAATTTCAGGTTCAGCAGCCGCTAATTATTACAATTATATTACAGACAGTAACATTCAAGGATTTACAGCTGCTAACTATTCAACAGCAATTACTTTAATGTCAAATGCTGATGAATATGCTTATAACGTGATTGCAGTTCCTGGTTTAACTTATGGTAATGCAAACGGTAAAGCTCAATTAACTAATTTAATCAACAATACTCAAAACCGTGGAGATGCAATTGCAGTAATTGATACTGAACTTTATGGCGGAACAGTTGCATCATCAACAAACACTGCTAATTCAGTAGATACTTCTTATGCTGCTACTTATTGGCCTTGGATTCAAACAGTAGATCCTATCACTGGTGAATTTACTTGGGTACCTGCTTCAACAATGATTCCTTCAGTATATGTTCAAAACGATACTATTGCTGCTCCTTGGTTTGCACCTGCTGGTTTAAATCGTGGTGGAATTTTAAATGCTGTTAGGGCAGAAAAGAAATTAACTCAAACAGATAGAAATAATTTATATCAAAATAAAGTTAACCCAATTGCAACATTCCCGGGAACTGGAGTTGTAGTATATGGTCAAAAGACATTACAAACTAAATCGTCTGCTCTTGATCGTGTAAACGTTCGTCGTTTGTTAATTGCTCTTAAAACTAGAATTAGTGAAATTGCTAATAACTTAGTATTTGAACAAAATACAATCGCAACTCGTCAAAACTTCGTAGCAGCAGTTAACCCATACTTACAATCAGTACAACAACAACAAGGTTTGTATGCTTTTAAAGTAATTATGGATGATTCAAACAACAACGCTGAAACAATTGATAGAAATCAGTTAATTGGTCAAATTTACTTACAACCGACCAAAACAGCTGAATTTATTTACTTGGATTTCAACGTTACTCCTACAGGCGCAACATTCCCAGGTTAATTTTTTAAAGGATAGAATATTTATAACAAAACAAAAATAAATAAATAAAAAATGGCAATCTTAGATCCAAATCAAATATTTTTTACCGCGTTTGAACCCAAATTAAAGAACAGATTTATTCTTTATGTGGACGGTATTCCTGCTTACATAATCAAAGGAGTAAGCGGTATGGGTTTTTCACAAGAAGAAATCGTATTAAACCATATAAACGTTTACCGTAAAATTAAAGGTAAATTAAAGTGGAACGATTTAACATTCACCCTGTTTGACCCTATTACTCCCTCAGGCGCTCAAGCAGTAATGGAATGGGTACGTTTACACCATGAATCAGTAACAGGACGTGATGGTTATTCGGATATGTATAAGAAAGATTTAACTCTCAACGTATTAGGTCCTGTAGGTGATATTATTTCTGAATGGGTTGTTAAAGGTGCCTTTATTAAATCAGCCGATTTCGGTGAATTTAACTGGGATACAGAAGCTGAAGCACAAAATATATCTATGGTGTTAGGTATGGATTATTGTGTATTGAACTTCTAATCAATAAAAAGAAAAATCAAAAGAGCTCGCATTTTTTGCGAGCTACTTTTTTTCTCATATATTTATATACGACACAAAAGTTATCTTAAAAATAGTAATTTATGACAAAACAAAAAGAAACAAACGATTCTACAGAAACCGTTTCAAAATTTAAATTTCCTTCCGAAGTAGTTAAATTACCTTCAAAGGGTCTTCTTTATCCATCTACTAGTCCTTTATCTAAAGGAGAAATTGAGATGAAATATATGACCGCACGAGAAGAAGATATTTTAACAAACCAAAATTTTATTAGACAAGGAGTTGTATTAGATAAACTTCTTCAATCATTAATTTTAACAAAAATTGATTATAATGATTTATTGATTGGAGATAAAAATGCTATTATGATTGCTGCTCGTATTTTAGGTTATGGTAAAGACTATAACTTTACGTATGATGGAGAAGAACAAACAGTTGATTTAAGTGAATTAGAATCTCAGGAATTAGATGAATCAAATTTATTAACTTCTAATAAAAATGAATTCAAATTTATATTACCCAAATCAGGTAATGAAATTACATTTAAATTATTAACTAATAAAGACGAAAAAGATATAGAAAATGAATTAGCGGGTATTAAAAAAATTAATAAAAATTTATCCCCCGAATTAACTACTCGTTTGAAATATATTATATTGTCTATTAATGGTGATTACGATAAGAAAACCATCCGTGATTTCGTAGATAATTATCTATTAGCGCCTGACTCTAGGGCTTTGCGTGATTATATTAGAAAAACGCAACCCGACGTTATAACCAAATTTAAATACGTTAACGTTGATGGTGTTGAGGAGGACATCGAAATTCCTATCACTATTAACTTTTTTTGGCCTGACGCCTGAGGATAGATTTGGTTTATTTAAAGAAATCCACGAAATAGTATTTCACGGTAAAGGTGGTTATGACCACGATACTGTATATAACATGCCTATATGGTTAAGGAAATTTACTTATTCCGAATTGGAAAAATTCTACGATAAACAAAATAAAAAAGATACAAACCCATCATCCGATGGTAGAACCAGTTATACACCTATAGATTTCATTGACCCATCAGCAGCTAAACAAGCCATTAATCAGGCAAAAAAATAGATTATTAAATATTTATAATAAATACTTTGATTAATGGCTGAAAATTACGATAAAGCAAAATTTAAAAAAGAGTTAGATGAATTAAATAAACTCAAAAAACAACTTGGAGAAGAAGCGGTTAAGGTAAATTTTGACTTTTCAGGTATTGCTAAATTAACAGAAGAATTAATTAGAGCTAGAGATCTTGTTAAAGATACTGAAGGTTCAATTGAGGGTTTATCTACACAATGGAGAAATATATCTGAACAAGTAGGTAAAACTAATCAAGGATATAAATTAGCAAGTGGTAGTCTTGATAAATTAAAAGATATTTCCGACAAATTAAGATACTCATCACAGGGTATTTCAGAATTATCAACAAAAGATATTAGATTATTAAAACAAAAAAATCAACTAGCATTTGCTGATTTAAAATTATCAAAACAGTTATTAGAAGAAAGAAAAAAAACAGGTATAGCTACTGATCAAGAATTAAGTACATTAGAAGAAATTACTGCTCAGCTTGGAGGTCAAAGCCAAACATACCAAGATCAGGTAGCATTACTTAATAAAGCATATAAAGAACAAAAACGATTAGAAACCGCTCAAGGTTTAACAGGTTCTATACTTAAAGGTAGTAATAAAATTTTAGAAAAAATGGGAGTGAACAGTGATGTTCTCTCCGAAGCTTTTGAATCAGCATCGGCCGCAGCTGAATCTATGGCTAAAAGAGTAACTAAAGGAGGTACTCAAGCAGCTGGTCTAAGTGGCAAATTTAGAGTAGCGGGAGCTGCTATTGGTGCTTTAGGTAAAAGTTTAGCTAAAAATTTATTAGACCCATTAGTTATTGCTGGTGGATTAATAAAAGGTATAAAAGGATTATTTAAAGGAATTGTTGGGGGAATAAAATCTATTTTTGGTAAAATAAAAGGATTTTTAGAAGAACAATTTGAAAGAGGAAAAAACGCAGCCCGTACATTTTCGGAAGAAATTCAAGGTTTAGCTAGAGGATTAGCTCTTACTCAACAAGGAGCATCTCAATTAATGTCCTCTATTGCTGGATTAGGTCCAACAGCATCATCAAGTAAAAGTGCTATTGAAGGAATTTATAGTGCTATGGATAGCACTGAACAATTAAGTGCTAATACATTAAAAACATTTATAGGCCTTAGTACATACGCAGGATATTCTGCAGATTCATTAGCTGAGGTACAAAAAATGGCCAAACTTACAGGCCAAGATGCTGGGGTAGTAGCCGATGAAATTAACGAAACAGCCGCTGGTTTAATTAAACAAAATAAAGTAGCTACTAGTGTTAGATCAGTATTTCAGGATGTAGCTAAAGTATCAAATAATACTAAATTAGCATTTGGTAATTCAACAAAAGCAATCACCGCAGCGGTTGTTCAAGCAAAACAATTAGGTATTAATATCGACGATGTTATTAGTAAATCTAAAGGATTTTTAGATCTTGAACAAAG